AAAGGTGTGTGACCAATTAGAAAGCGGTAAATATGAAGATGGTTTTCCTGCCGCTGGCATGGCTTGGGAGTGTGCAAACGCAATCCGAGCAAGGGGACAAGCATGAATGACATTCCCGAGTTCATAGAAGACTTGCTGGCGCTGGGCGCAATATGTATTATTTTATTGGTTTTTTTTAAGTAAAGCATGGGTCAAGGATTCAAATACAAGCGTATGAACACCCGAGAACAAAAAGAACATTACTCAAGGCTTGCTGACTTTGGCTGTGTTCTTTGTTACTATTTGGGGTATGGTGAAGGCACACCCGCCGAGATTCACCATATACGAAGGGCTGGCAAGCGTGACAACGCCCCAGTGATACCGCTTTGTCCACCGCATCATCGAGGAACTCAATTCGGGGTGCATGGACTAGGGCGCAAAGCTTTTGAAAAGTTGCATGGGACTTCGGAAGAACAACTTTTGGAGTTGATTAATGGCAAAATCGAGGAAAACAAAAATGGCTGACCAAACCCCTGACACAAGCGAAACAGTGACACTCCCATTTGATAACCAATCGACCGTGACTGTCACAAGCACTGCAACATCGGCAGTGGTTCAACCTAACCCAGCCGCTCGAATCAAAGCATTGGTTGAAAAGCTGGAAGCCGAGGTCGAAGAACTGGGAACTATTAAATCCATGTTCCATGTTGCCGAAATCAAAGCCAAGGTCAAGGCAATCATCGCTGAAGCGAAGACCATCCTGTAATACACCCAAAAGGTGTATGATGCGGCTATGGAATCAGACATCCCCTATGAACCAAAGCTAGGTCGACCTTCGGCATATACCGAGGAATTGGCTGACCTTTTTTGTCAGCGCATCGCTGATGGGGAGTCAACGGTAAAAATTTGCCGTGATGAGTCAATGCCTGACCGCCGAACAATCTTCAAGTGGCTAGATAAGTATGAGGAATTTAGCCATAAATACGCAAAAGCGAAGGAAGTGGCTGTCGAAAACCTCATGGATGAACTCATCGACATTGCGGATGATTCAAACAACGACACCTATATCGACAACAACGGCAATGAGAAAACAAACAACGAAGTCGTATCCCGAAGCCGCCTAAGGGTCGACACCCGCAAATGGGTCATCATGAAGCTTGCACCGAAGAAGTATGGCGACAGGCTAGAGCAAACATCCGATACAACCCTCACCATCGTGAATGCGCTCCAAATATGAGAGTTGAACTCCCTTTGCTACATGATGGGCAAAGAGCCATTTACGAAAACCGAACCCGCTTTAATCGAATCCGATGCGGTCGCCGCTGGGGAAAGACAGTTCTTGCCGAAACCATCGGGGCGAATTCAGCCGCAAACGGTCGAAGGGTTGGCTGGTTTGTTCCCCAGTACAAAATCCTTGCTGAAGCATTCTCTGAACTCTCAGATATGCTCGACCCCATCATCACGACCTCATCTAAGATTGATGGCATCATCAATATCCGAGGTGGTGGGCGCATAGACTTTTGGACACTCGAAAATGAGCGAGCGGGTCGGTCAAGGAAATATCACGATGTCATCATTGATGAGGCGGCTTTCACAAAACCTAATATGCTCCATATTTGGAATACAAGTATTAAGCCGACATTGCTGGATTATGTCGGCAACGCTTGGGTTCTCAGCACTCCAAATGGCGTGGGTGATGACAATTTCTTTTATAAGATTGGCGATGACCCTTTGCTTGGGTTTACTGACTTTCACGCTCCTACTCATACTAACCCTTTTCTCCCGAAAGAAGAATTAGAGAAGCTGGAAAAGGAAAACCATCCGCTTGTCTTTCGTCAGGAATACCTCGCCGAATTCGTGGATTGGTCAGGGGTCGCCTTTTTCTCGCTGGACAAACTTCTATCCGCTGGGTTGCCTGTTGCTTACCCAGCCAAAACCGATGGGGTTTATGCAATCATTGATACAGCGGTCAAGGGCGGCAAAGACAACGATGGAACAGCCATCACCTATTTTGCGGTTAATCAGTTTTATGGAAACCCGCTGGTCATCCTCGATTGGGACATCATCCAAGTGGATGGGGCGATGCTAGAAAACTGGATGCCCTCGGTGTTTCACCGCCTCGAAGAACTGGCAACCCTGACCAACTCCCGAAATGGGACTTTGGGCGCTTGGATTGAAGATGCCGCCGCTGGTTCGGTGCTTTTGCAACAGGGGCGCAACCGAGGCTGGAATGTTCACTCGATTGACTCGGGGCTTACAAGCGTGGGCAAAGATGAGCGAGCAATTTCGGTTTCGGGCTATGTCCACCAAGAAAAGGTCAAAATCTCGCAATATGCTTTTGATAAGGTCGTGACCTTCAAAGGCGTGACAAGAAATCATTTACTCAGCCAAGTGACAAGCTTTAGAATAGGCGACAAAGACGCTTACAAAAGACCCGATGACTTGCTGGACACTTTTGTGTATGGAATCGCTATCGGGATTGGCGACAAATATGGATATTAAGGACTGAGCATGGCAGATATTTCAATCAACAGTTCCTCGCTGGGTAGCAATTTGATGCAGTTGCTGGAGTCAAGCGATATTCAGCCCGGGACTGATACAGGCTATGGCATTTGTAAAGCCCTGTGGGAATATCACCCGCTCGGTGGCAAACTGGTCGAAAAGCCTGTGCGCCTTGCCCTGTCCAAACCCCGAATCATCACAGTCGATGCCCAGCCCAAAGAAATGCTGGTTGACGCTTTCGAGAAGGAAGCCCGAAGCCTTGGCGTGACCGCTCATGTGCGTGACACCATGTTCTTGAAGCGTTGCTATGGAGCGGCGGCTATTATTTATGGGGCTGAAGGCATTCCCACTACTGAGCCAATCGACCCTTGGGATTTGCCCAATTTGCGTTTGTACTTCAACCAGCTTGACCCGCTCAACTTAGCTGGTTCTATCGTCACAAACCAAAACCCCAATTCTCCTGACTTCCAAAAGCCGAAGAACTACATCACAGCCGCTGGTCAACCCTACCATCCCAGCCGCTCGGTGACTGTGTTCAATGGCACACCGATTTATCTGAGTTTTCAATCTTCGGCGTTTGGCTTTACTGGGCGCTCGGTTTTCCTTCGTGCGCTGTATCCTATGCGCTCATTCATTCAATCAATGGTCACTGACGATTTGGTGACTTTCAAGGCTGGCTTGATTATTGCCAAGCAAAAACCCGCTGGTTCGATTGTGAACCGAGCCATGCAATATGCCGCTGGCATCAAGCGTGGTTATTTGCAACAAGGCACGACAGGCAATGTGCTGTCAATTGATGTGGATGAAGAAATCCATGCGATTGACCTGACCAACACCAACACAGCGATGACCACCGCAAGGGACAACATCATTGCCAATATCGCCGCCGCTTCGGATGTTCCCGCCCTATTGCTCAAGGATGAAGCATTCACCCAAGGGTTCGGCGAAGGCACTGAAGACGCAAAAGCCATCGTGCAATACATCAATGGCTTGCGTGAAGAAATGAACTCGCTGTATGAGTTCTTCGACAACATCGTCATGCACCGAGCATGGAATGAGGAATTCTTCGAGTCGGTCAAGAATGCCTACCCTGACCAATACGGCAAGATGTCTTACAAGCAAGCCTTCTACCATTGGAAAAACTCATTCAAGGCTGAGTGGGATACCTTGATGGAAGAACCCGAAAGTGAGCGGGTAAAAGTCGCCGAAACCAAATTGCGTGGTTTGACTGATGTATTGAAAACTCTATTGCCTGTGGTCGACCCACAAAACCGAGCAATGGTTATTCAATGGGCGCAAGACAACATCAATGAGATGCCCGACATCTTCCAATCTAGTCTGTCGCTGGATAGTGAAGCCATCGCCGATTATGAAATCCCTGACGAAGAATTGAAGAACTTGCCAAGGCTTGATGCTTATTTTGCGAGCAAAAAAGATTCTGCTGTGGGTGGAAGCAACACATACATTGACAACTTCTTCAGCAACCATCGCCATGATGCCCGAGCCGATGACTTCAAAGAGCATGAACATCCCCGAGACAATTCGGGCAAGTTCACCTCAGGCGGTGGTGGTGGCGGATTGTCAAGTATGACAACTTCACAATTGAGAACCAAAGGCTATGACTTAGCACAAGAGCGAAAATATAAAGAAGCCGCCGAGCATTACCGAGCCGCATTGGAAAACTATCCTGAACACCATGAAGGTAGCCAATCAGCATTGGCAGATAAAAAGAAACTTGAAAGCTTGGCAAAGCGTTATGAATCCCTAGCCAATGAGCATGTAGAAAACGAAGCACCAGCCGCTGAAAAGCCAAAAGCCAAGAAAGAGCCAAACAAAAAAGAAGGCTATGTTGACAAGCATGGGTTCGAGCGGTCGCCAAATCTAACCACCGAACAGCGCAAAATTGAAAGTAGTTTCTACAACGCCATCCGCACTAATAAAGCCAAGCTGGTCGAGGACTATTGGACTCGCATGAAGTCTGAGGACTTCCCGAACACCATTGACGCTGATGCGGTCAAAATGCTTTCCCCAGCATTCCGCAAGAATCGCAACCTCGCTGGTGCTGTGCATGAGCCAAGTTCATACTTGTCGAAGGTCATCTACCAACAGGCACTGGACAAGAAAAAAGCCGCTGGTGACAAAACCCCTGTCGTGTTCACAGCTGGTGGTTCGGGTTCGGGCAAGTCAGCCACTACACCGCTCGCCGCTGGTTTGCTGGGAGTCGGTCAGGATGGCTTGATTTACGACTCGGTGATGTCCAGCTTCAAATCATCCAGCAAGAAGATTGACCAAGCCCTGAACAGCACTGATGCCGATGCCGCCATTGTGTACACCAACACCCCAATCGAGCGAGCCTTGCGTTTCAATGCTGGTCGTGAGCGGTCGGTGTCCCTCGATGTGCTGATTGACGCTCATGTAGGCGCAAGCAACACCATTCGGGAATTGTCCGAGCATTACAAAGACAACCCCAGAGTCAAAATCCAAGTGGTCAACAATCAGGGCGCTCCCAAGAATGTTCACATGGGCGAACTGGGCGACATCCCCAAATACGACAAAGCCGAGTTGCGTACCAAGCTGGAAGGCATTGTCAAGGAGATGCACAGCGAAGGTCGAATCAGCGATGCCAAACTTGCCGTGTTGCTCGGAAAATAATATAATACTTGTGTAAAGGATTAATCATGGATTTTGAAGAAGCAAAAGCCAAGTGGCTTGAAAAGATGGGTGGCAAGTCAATCGAGGAATTCGAGGAAGACAAGGAGCGCAAGCTTTTGAAGTCTTTCAATGAATTGGACAGCGACCCCAAAACTGAAAAGATTTGGGCGCAAGCCGAGAAAGAATCCGATGAGGGCGATGACTCTTGACGAAGCCTATGAGGTAATCGAGAAATCCAGCGAGGGGGTGAGATACCCTTTTTCGCTGGTGAAGGAAGCACACCGCATCATTGACGAATCTCGAAAACAAGAAGAAAAGAAGCCCTCGATTGAGGGCTTTGTTTTTTCTGAAACCCAGCTTCCATTATTCTGAAAACTCGGGTTTCTCATATATCTACACAAAAGAAACACAAGTATTAATATTTTGATGTGTTGTATTTTCATCATATATCTTAAAAAAAGTCTTGCAACGATGCTTAATTAGGATATACTGAAGGTGTTGGTTAGGTAGTCATTGAAAAGGAGTTAATCATGGAAGCCCTCAGAAGATACGGATATTTGGCTGTGATGGGACTGCGTGAAGTACGAGTGATTTATGCGATTGCAGTCGCCAAAGGTCACGCTGGTCGTGCCGCCGCCGCCCTTGCCGCAATTGCCGAACTCGAAGCCGCTGGTTGTTATTAAGGAGAAAAATCATGAGACTGTACGAAATTGCAAAAACTGGCGCTGAGATTCGTAGGGGTTTGGTGATGATGTGCTTAGAGGGATTGCCTGAAGAAGTCAGGGCTGTTCGCTGTGCCTTGGAAGGCAGAGGATACCCAAGCACTGAATGCACCGAGGAAGGTGAAAGAGAAGGCGAAGTGGCTGAGTTCTTCATGGTTCGCCGAGCCGAACTTGGTGAGTTTCGCTGGACTTACAAAGACATGAAAAGAGAAATCAGAGTTTTTGGACTTTAATCATTGAAAGGAATTTGAAATGCTTCAACTCACTCGTTACAACAAACCAACCCCAATAATTGTTCTGACGGTCGAAGCGGGTTTCCCGCTGGTTGAGGTGGCTGGCAAACGCCTTGATACCTTGCGTGAAGACTTCTACGACAACGCTGTCAATTGCATGAACCGCCGCCCATTTTCTCCAATCGTGTCGCCCTATGACATCGCCCTGAGTGGTGGCGAGCCTTACGGTAACTGGAAATAAATTTTGTTGTATTTTTGCAATCCCTATTGCAATTATGCTAAATAGGGATATACTAAGAACTGTGGAAAGTAGTTAATCATTGAAAAGGAGTTAGTCATGAAAGTTGATGTTTTTGTAAACCCAATGGGCAATGAAACTCAGTTCTTGGCATCGAGTCAAGCGGCTAAAGAATTCTTTGCCGAAAGATTTGGATATGCGGCTGTGGGAGTCAATATCCTGACCAGCGAATCAGCCAATCTGCAAGAAGCGATTTATGAAGCTGGTTTGAAAATGTATCTTGTTTAATCATTGAAAGGAAGTGACCATGAAAACATTTGAAAAAATCCTCGCAAATCGCCTTTGGGTCAAATACATTGACGATGAGCGTGGTGATGGAAGTAGCATCATCGTGACCCTTGACAACGATTATGTTTGGGATGATGAGCGTGATTGTGGAGTCCGAGGGTTTGACACTGTGAAGGAAGTCGAACTGGCAACCCGATTCGACAATGTAATCAACATCAAGAACCTGTAATCAACCAGCCCCTTCGGGGGCATCAAGGAGAGACTATGTTAATCATGACCCTGCCCAATCGTGAATATGGAATTGAAGCCCAAATCGTCAAAAACAATCGGGGGTATGGTGTTCGCTTGTACGACACCGATGCCGAGGAATTTTTGCCGATGATGAAGATTTTCAAAATCCTCGACAAAGCTGTCGAGTATGCAAAGAAGTGTGTTCGTTAATCATTGAAAGGTTCAAAATGAATTCCTACGATACCGAAGACAAAATCGTGATGGTCGCCTCATTCTTGGCGGCGATTTTTCTAGCTGTTGCCTGTTATTTGGATTGGTTGTAAATGTGCAACAAACAAAAAATATTTTCACTAACCCCTTGCATTTATCCTAAATAAGTGTATTATTAGAACTGTGGAAAGTAATTAAACATTGAAAGGAAGTAATCATGAAAGTCGCTGAAAATCGTTATGTTCCCGAAGGTTATGAGTTGGTCGCTCGTGACGAAGGTTTGGGTTTGGAAGTGTTCGCTGACAAAACTCGCAATGTTGCTATGGGGTTCAGCGGTCGCCGCAACAAACCCGACTTCAACTATCGCTTCAAAAATGCCGAAAAAATGCAAGCGTACATTGAAGAATTTGTGGTTGATGTGATTGGTCGGGCAAAAGTCAAAGAGAACCGCAAAGCAGAGCGCCTCGCCGCTAATCGTAATGCTGTCGTAAAAGTCGGCGACATCTTTCGGGCAAGCTGGGGTTATGACCAAACCAACATTGACTATTACGAAGTTGTTGCGGTAAAAGGTCAAATGGTTGATGTGCGTGAGATTGGTCAACAGCGTGAAGGCAATGGTTGCTATGACCAAGGGGTTTGTGTTCCAGTACCCAGCGCTTATCGTGGTGAAGTGATGCGGAAAAAAATTCAAGCGTGTGGCGAGAATGTTTATTTCCGAATCAACAGCTTCAGTAGCGCCTACTTGGAAAAACCTGTTGCTGTCGTGGCTGGTGTGCCAATTTTCAAAGAAAGCACTTGGACTGCTTACGCCTGATAAGGCAAAACCGATAAGCCCCTTCGGGGGCTTTTTTTTAAAGGAGAAATGATGTTAAATGCAATATTCGCAAAGCTAAAAGACAAACCAGTTAAAGTGACCGTAAAGCGTAGGCGTGGGGGCATTGGCTATGTGCCGACACCCGAGGAAATTAAAAACGCTCGGGGCGAGGTTTCGCAAGCCACTTGTGCAAGCTTAATTTATACTACCCAAGCGAGGTGGTCAGACTATGAGACAGGTCGAAGCCGAATGCACCCAGCAATGTGGGAATTATTCAGGAAGAAAATAAATGACATTCTTTGAAGTTCTAACCGCCGCAATCAACGACATCATCGAACATGGCTTTGACAGCCAAAAACGAATTGATGATTGGGTGAAGAAAATCAGAGAAGCCGCACTTCGGGAAATGATTCCCGACTCGAAAATCCAAGCGGAACTTGAAAAGTCGCTGAATGCGGCTTTTTCTCGTATGGTCACAAAGGGCGGCTTGGTCAATGCCAATGTGAGCAAATATGATGTCGACCGACTCAAGCCCAAGCTTCGGGCTGAACTCGACCGCCGCATCATGGCAAGCACCAATCTAATCAAGTACAACCGAGAAGAAGCCTTGAGCAATGTATTACGCCGCTTTGAAGGCTGGGCGACATCCATTCCAAAGGGCGGCTCGGATGTGGTCGACCGTAGGGAAGAAAAACAGAATATTAGGAAATCCCTTGGCAAGCTTCCATTTGAACAGCGCCGAGTAATCATCGACCAAACGCACAAGCTGGTTTCAAACATCAATGAAATCGTTGCGGTCGACAATGGCGCAATTGCCGCTCGCTGGCATTCACATTGGAAGCAAGCTGGCTACAACTACCGCAAAGACCACAAAGAGCGTGACGATAAGGTTTATGTGATTCGTGGAAGCTGGGCGCATGAGAAGGGTTACATCAAGCCGATTAATGGTTATACTGATGACATTACTACACCGGGCGAAGAAGTTTTCTGCCGCTGTAGTTATGTCTACCTTTACCATTTGAGACAGGTTAAAGGATTGTTGACAAAAAAAGGTGAATTGGTTTTACAATCATCAAAAATATAGGTAGGGTGTTTCTATGCCATTTCAGTCGGAAAACCAAAGGAAAGCGATGTTCGCCGCCGCATCGGGCAAAAGCAATATCGGTATCCCCAAGGAAGTGGCTGAAAAATTTATTAAGCATAGCGAAGACGACACCCTCGATGCCCCTTCCCTTTTGGCATTGCCCACCGAAAAATCTGACGCTGGCGACAAAGACCCTCGAAATGAATTGAAGGGTATGTCCGAAATGTTGCAAAGCATGATTGGTGAAATTAAAGCCATGAAGCAAGATTCGGAAGCTTGGGAAACCAAAGAAGGCAAAAACAAAAATGGCGGCTTGAATGAAAAGGGTCGTGAGTCTTACAACAAAACTCATGGCGCACATTTAAAAGCCCCCCAGCCTGAAGGCGGCTCTCGCAAAGAATCTTTTTGCGCTCGCATGAAAGGCATGAAAGCCAAGCTGACTTCCAGCAAGACAGCGCATGACCCTGATTCCCGCATCAACAAATCTTTGCGTAAATGGAAATGCGACAGCGATTCCATCAAAGAAGATTTGGCAAAAATCTGCGACTCAATGATTGATTACGCTCAATCAATACCTGACGAAGACCCATGCTGGGAAGGTTATAAGCAAGTTGGCATGAAAGAAAAAGATGGCAAGGAAGTGCCAAATTGTGTGCCTGATGCCGAAAATACAGCGACCCTAGTGCCTACAGCGCCCCCAGTTGTCGAACCAGTTGACAAAATGGCTGGTGCGGCTGGTCGTGCTTCGGGCATCATGTTTCTGACTGATGATGGACAAGTTTTGATGATTCGCCGAGGTCTAGGTGGTGGGGACTACCCCGGCACTTGGTGCATCCCCGGTGGACACCAAAACGAAGGCGAGACTTTGGAAGAAGCCGCTCGCCGGGAAACCGAAGAAGAAACGGGCATCAAATATGAAGGCAAGCTCGATGTGCTTTTTGACGATGGGCAATTCTGCTATTACATCGCACGAAACGCAAAAAAAGAAGATGTCAAGCTTAACTACGAATCCAGCGGGTTCGATTGGTGCGATGCAAAAACACCGCCCATGCCTCTGCACCCCGGACTCGAAATTGCCCTTCGTGTTGCGGAAGCCAAAACCGAATACGACAAATCAGAATTGATTCGTGAAGGCATTTTGGCAAGCCCCCAAATGTTTGCCAATGTTATGTTGCTCGCAATTCGGATTACTGGCACAGGGCTTGCATATCGCTCAAGCATTGAGGAAAATGTTTGGCGTGACCCTTCTTTGTATTTGAATGATGAATTCTTGAAACGATGCAACGGCTTGATTGTCGTGCGTGACCATCCCGAGACAGCTGTGCTGACTTCGGATGAATTTAAAGATAGAGCCATTGGAAGTGTTATTCTTCCATACATAAAAGGCGATGAAGTTTGGGGTATTGCGAAAATTTACGACCAAGATTCAGTAAATGAAATCTTGGAAGGTGAAGTAAGCACATCCCCTTCAGTGGTGTTTGACAGCACCGCTGGAAACACTACACTTACAACCGAGAATGGTACGCCGCTCTTGATTGAAGGTGTGCCCTTCCTTTTAGACCATATTGCAATCGTCACGAAAGCAAGGGGTTCTAAAGGTGTTTGGGACAAAGGCGGCGACCCTGCCGGAGTTTTATTAACTAACCCTGAGGTGTCTGATATGACAGAAAAAACGATTGAGCCGAAGGCAGATGCCCAAGGCGATAAACTGGATACCCTTTTGTCGATGATGAGCGGTCTTGTCGCTCGAGTTGACGAAATGGAAAAAAACCTTCCTGCTCCCCCCTTAGTCACTGCGGCTGATAAAAAAGCCAAAAAAGATGACGATTCCAAATCTCGCATGGATAATGATGATGAAGATGAGGAAAAAGAAAAAAAAATGAAAAAAGACGATGACATGAAATCCCGCAAGGATTCCAAAAAGTCTCGCAAAGATGCTGAAGGCTCTGACAAAGGCGAGGAAGAAGCACCCGCTGGCGAAATGAAGCCTGATGACGATTGCAGAATGGATGATGACGAAGAAGAAGCCGCTCGCAAAGCTGATGAAGAAGCCGCCGAGTATGCTGACGCTCAAGCCAAGTGCGACAGCGTTTTGGCAAGCTTCGGCAAATCTGCATCTCGCCCATTGCAAGGTGAAAGCCTGATGGCTTACCGCAAACGCTTGTTGCGTGGTTTGCAAGCCTATAGCGACTCTTACAAAGATGTGAACTTGAATGCAATCAAAGATGGCAAATTGCTTTCAATTGCAGAAAAACAAATCTTTGCTGATGCCGCCGCCGCTTCTCGTGCTTCAGTGGGTATGCCCGCTGGTCAATTGATTGAGATGCACGAAAAAGACCGTGCTGGTCGTACCATCACCAAATTCAAGGGTTCGATGTCTGCTTGGCTGGATGACTTCAAAGTCCCCGCCCTTCGTGCGACTCAGTTCCATACTTCTAACACTCGCTAAAAGGATTAAGCCATGACAGCACAAATCTCTATTACGCCAATGGCTACAACCAATGCGGCAAATTTATTCAATGTAAATTCCGCTGGTTTTACCCAAGGTGATGCACAAGATGACCCAGCGGTCAAGTTTGCGCTCTCTGGTGGTGTTCTTTCCTCTGCCGCAACTGCTCCTTTGTGGGGTGGTTTGCCAATTCAGGAATTGATTCCATCAGCCGCTTCGCAACCCGGCACTGATACATTGGGTTCAACAGTTTTGGTCGCTACCGCTTCCGCTGTTCCCACTGGCATCTCTGTGTACAACCAAGCTTTTGGTGGTATCACTACCCCTCAATCACCTGCTCCTTTGTTCTCTCCCGGCATGAGCGTGAACTTCTACCGCTTCGGTAGCGGCGCTCGCATTCCATTGCCGATTGACCCAGCATTGGTCAGCCTTGATGGTAACAGCATCGTGGAAACTGTTTACTGGGATTACAGTGCAAACCGTATTGTTGGCACGAACCCCGGCACTCAAGCCGCTTTGCCTGTCAAGATTTTGAAAATCGCTACAAGCGGTAATAAAACTGTCTCCTACAACTCAGGTACTGGTAACGCTACTTGGGTGGATGCGGCTGTTGCCCTTTGCTTAATCTAAAAGGAGAATAAATATGTCAGGTTTCGCACCTTCATTTGTAACTGTCAATCCTAACTACATGATGCCTGAACTCATCATGCAGTACAGCCTTGCCTCGGGCGCATTCACGACTCTCGCCACTGAGAATCCAATGGCTCGTTTGGGTGAAGCGGATTTGTATGTTTACGCTAAAAAAATCCAATTGACAACTCAAGTTGCATCTAACCAATCGCAAGTGAACCAACTGCCTAGCGCATCGGTCATCCCTTCGATGATTAGCACTGCCACTTACCGTATGCAAACTCGTGCCCAGTACGACAACTTCGATGAAGCCGCCACTGGTCACTGGGGTTATGCACTGCCTGAAGCGATGCGCCTCGCCGCTCGCCAAGGTATTGCACAGCAAATGCGTAATGCGTTGTTGTATGGTTTCAACCCATCAAACGGCGAAGGCTTGTTGAACACTTCGGGTGCAACAACTGCTTCTCTCGGCGCTGACACCAATGGCAACACTGGCTACAGCAACTGGGATTCAGGTCAATTGGCTCAATACTTGTTGAACATGATTGGCGCTTTGAAAACCCGCACCTTGCAAATCGGTCAACCTTTGCGCTTGGTGTTCCTCGCTCCCCAGCGTTTCATCAGCCAAATCAGCTACTCAGGCGTTGTGTCTCTGACTCAATTCCAGCGTATCGGTGCTGGTGTTGAAACTGCCGCTGGCTTGGTGGAAACTGTCGCTAAGTGGGCGGGTGGTGATGATGTGTCTTTCGCTGTGGATGACACCCTTATCGGTCAAGGTTCAGGCGGTACTGACGCAATCTTGTTGATTGCCCCTGAATTGAAGATTCCTAAGGCTAACGACCGCATCAACACCAACATCTTCGCAACCTTGACACCTAACCAAACAGCAACATCTTTGATGCTGTGCGATGTGTCTGCTCCTACTGAAATCCCTACGCCTATTGCTGACGGTGGTATCACTACCCTGTACACAATGCGTTCGACTTCAGGCTGGGGTATTCGCCCTGAAGCCTTGACAATCTTGTCAGCCGCTTACTAAGCGAACATTGCAGTTGCCTTTGAAACCCCCTTCATCGGGGGTTTTTTTGTTATAGTGCTAATACTCGTGTGATGCCGAGGATGGTTTATATGGGGGGGCTGGGGAGATTAAAAAACTCCCGCATCATCAGTCCCCCCACCCTAATGGGAAAATAATCATGATGAAGTTATACATTGCAAATTGCAGTAAACAGGAACATTTATTCACATATATGTTGCCTGAGAATCCTCGCCCCTTTTCGCATAGCATTCGGGCTGGGTCGCAAATTGAAATCCCCGGCGACAAGGATGTGGTTGACGCAATTGTCAAACAGCATTCAATCTATGGCTTGCAAAAAGCCAATGATGTTCGCAAGGGTTTCGGTGGTCTTTGCTACCAACTCGACAAACCAATCAGCGTGGAAGCCATCAAAAACGGCTTTACTCAAACTGAGCAAGAGCAAATCGACCGAGCCTTAGAAGCCCGAAAGATTACCGCCGCCGCCGCTGACCAAATTATGTCGAACAAGGCACAGGAAATGGGCATCAAACAAACTTCAGGCTTGGAAGTGGAAGTGCTTGAAGAAAAGAAAAATGCCGCTGATAATGAGCCTAAATTTGAGCAAACAATCGAAGTCGTGCGTCAAGGTGTCCAGCCAATTAAAGGGCGTGGTCGACCAAGAAAAGCGTGATTTTCGACCTGACATTGGATAAAATTAATCATGGCTGACCCAATCACAAACCCCCCTTCGTTATCAGGCTTTGTTGCTTGGAGTCAAGCTGTGATGGGTTTGTCATCCACTGTCATCTCACCGACTGACCCGGGGTATGCGTATGCTTACCAAATTGCGATTGACCTTGTACCAATGGACTTCGCACAAGCATTGCCCGACATTTACACATTGACGGTCTACAACTGGGCTGGAAGTCAACTGCTCCAGTTCCAGCAAGATATTTCGGGTCAGACCTTTTTCGCCGATGCTCGAGCCGCCTACGGCATTAATGCTTTCGTGGCTGGAGTTGTCGACAGCGCAAACGATGTCTCAACAGGCGAACACCTCGCTGTGGGTAAAGGTTTGCAAAACTTACAACTTCTTGACTTGCAGAGAATCAAAGACCCTTACGGTCGCCAAGCCCTTGCCTTCATGCAAACCCTTGGCACTCTTTGGGGGCTGACATGATTCTTCACCTTGGGGTCATTGATGTTCCTGAACCCGAAGGTGGCACGACTTATGGGGTAGCGACTGCCCTCGAGCAAAGATATGGATTGTTTTCGGCATTCGCTGATTACGACAAACAAAAAATAGTCGACCACCTTGCTGAAAGCATGGCTGGGGCGCTTGAAACGATGATGCAAGGGGGCAATGTCAAAGACCCCTTTGCGGCGGCTACAAGCGAGATTGAGCGGGAATTCAAGGACTTTTTGAGCCTTCAGATTGTGGAGACACTGGGCATCCCCGGCGTACCAACGCAAGCCGCTCTTGAAGGAAAAAGCACTCGATTTAAAAATCGAGTGACCGCAAGGTCTTATGTGAATGGCAAAAGAGCGCCGACTGTCAAGGTCAAAGGCGCTCGCCGCCCTTCTTTCATTGATTCAGGGGTGATGCAAGCCTCATTTAAATCGTGGGTTGATTGATGGCAACAGTATCTGAAACCTCAGGCGCAAAGCCACAATTAGCCGCTGGGTTAGCCCAAGGCGTTGAAACCATTTCGGCAAATGAACAAGTCAACTTCAATTTGTATGTGAAGCTGGTCTTGCCGCTGGATGGTTATGTTTTTTGGGTCAATGCCAATTTGCTAAATGATTCAGCAATTTACAACGCCCTGACTTATGGGTTTGGTGAATTCAACAATCGTGGTCAAACCTTGCCACCCAAAACAATCACTGCACAAGGCTCGTTCCACTATGCGACCGATATGCACCAACAGGATGACAAGTTTGTCGCATACAACCATGTGATTTTTACTTCCACCCGATTGATTCAAGACTTCAATTTGGTGAACCCAAACCTCATGTACATCGCCACCTATGAGGGTTTGAGGTTCGGTTTCAGTCGCAAAGAGAATTTTTACAAGCAAGCCGACCTGTACCATTACAGGGGAGATTCGCTGTATTCGACCATGACCACTCAGATTATCGACACCATGAGTGGTTTCGATTCGACCAGTGTGATTGTCTCGAACAGCCTTCCAATTTGGCTTTCACTAAATAAGTATTTCACACTCTACCCATCGTATTTGTTGCCGCAAAACGCTTTGCCGCCTTATGCTTCGGTGGATATTTTCCCCGCTTCGACTACTGCGATTCAAGCTTTCCCTTTGCTGGATAAGATGTCAAATCCAAACCAGCTGGTGCATGACCAAGTAAAAATCACGGTTTATGGGACTCGCAACAATGAAGCTTTAAACTTCGCAAATTATGTGTTCCAATACAGTTTGAACACTGATAATTTTGGGGTGATGAATATGCCTGTAATTCAAGATGAGAAATTTACTCAGCCTGAGTTCGGCATCATTGCTCAGAAAAAGTCAATTACTTTTGACATTAGTTATTACCAAACAACGGTGAACAACATTGCTCAAAAGTTGATTGAAACCGCTTTTGTGGACTTCACAGTTGCGGAATTCACATTCTCTTAACAACACAAACACACAGGAGTTTGACAAATGGCTATCACTTCCCTTCCCCAAAAATACGGCGCACTCGTTGTTGCCAAAGGTCTTAACCTCGTTACTAACATCACAACCGCAACTGTGATTAAAGCTGTCCCCGGTCGCATTGCCAAAGTCAGCGTTTTGGTCGCTGGTTCAGGCACTGGCACTGTGAACAACTGCATCACTACAGGTGCGGCGGCTACAGCAAACGAAGTTGCTGTAATCCCACAATCTGTTGGTGTTTTGGATATTGATATGCCTTGTAGCACTGGTATCGTGGTTGTACCCGGTACTGGTCAAACTCTCGCTGTCAGCTACTGCTAATCAGGGGGTCTAAATGACAACTCAAATCGTTACAGTCAATGTAACGCAAACTATTGCTCCAGCACCCAGCGAATTACAGCGCACAGGGTGTTTTGTATCTCAAGGTGCAACCACCTTAGGTGCTGGCAATACTGCGTTGCTGACACAATTTTCTGACCTAGCATCAATTTTGGCTGGCGCTGTTTCAATTGCATCCGCAACTTGGACAGCCAATGTGGTGACTTTGACAACTTCAGCCCCTCACGGTATTCCTAGTAGCGATACAGTTTTGGGTGTGATTGCTGGTTTGTCTGTGTCTTCTTTGAATGGCACTTTCAGTGTCACTTCAACTGGCACAAATACCTTGACCTACACAGTCACTGGAAGCGGCTCTGTTACTACAACAGGCGCAACTTTCACTCTCGAAGATGTGCAAGAACTGGTTGCTATGGCTACCACCTTCTTTGCTCAAGGTTCACAAAACGCAATCTATGTCCTCGAATTGGGCGCTGGTACTCCAGCCCAAGGCGTGACTGCATTGAACACTTATTTGGCAAACCCAACAATTCGCTTCTATGCTTATTTGTTGCCAAATACTTGGGCTAGTGAAACCACTGCTGTGACAATGGCATCGAATCATGATTCGACTACCGCACAAGTCTATTTTTGGGTGTCTGCTACTTTGGCAAACTACTCAAGCTGGACAGGCAAAAAGTCGGCTGTGGTCATGGTCGAAGATGTCAATGCTCCAGTGACTGAATGCTCTGCCGCCGCAATGCTGTGGAATGCTCTGAATTACAACCCAAGCAACACCAACAAAGTCGCTCCAATGGCTTTCCAATATGTTGTTGGCGTTACCCCATTCAGCGGCAATCAAACCGTTCAACAACAACTCAAAACAGCCAATGCCAACTACATTGGAACTGGTGCTGAAGGCGGTATTAGCAACACCCTCATTTTGTGGGGCGTGACTGCTGATGGTCGTGATTACACCTACTGGTATTCAGTGGATTGGGTTCAAATCAACATCAACTTGTCTTTGTCCAATGCGATTATCAATGGGTCAAACAATCCCATCAATCCGCTGTACTACAACCAAGCTGGCATCAATACTTTGCAAAAGGTTGCCCAAGGCACAATGAACTCGGGTGTTGCTTTTGGTTTGGTGTTGCCCCCAGTGTCTGTTCAGGCTGTTTCTTTCAGCACTTATGTCACTGATAACCCAAGTGACTACGCCATTGGTAAATATGCTGGATTGTCAGTTACCTACACACCCGCAAGAGGATTCACTCAGATTATCTTTAATGTGAATGTTTCTGACTTCGCACTCGCATAAAGGAACTAAATCATGGCTGGAAATCCACTAATTACACAAGGCACACTTAATAGACTGCGTGGTAGCGTAGTTTATTCAAGCAACTCCACCTTGAATGTGACTGCTCCTTACTTGGCTCGTGAAGCTATCAGTGTCGCCTTTGATGGTGACGCTGGTATGCTCATCCCGACCTTGACAGGTGGGGTCACTTCACCAGAGCCATATCAAATGGCAAACATCACAATCAACCTGATTAAATCTCAGGCGCTTGCGAATATCTACAAACAGCAAATCGAAACAAATGTCAACTTGGGCGACATCAGTGTCATTACTGACTCTGCCGCTCTCGGTGACTATGAGTTCACGAATTGCGTGTTGAAGGGCGTTCGGGATGTGACATTTGATGGCAATGTGCCCGGCTTTGTGGTTGTCCTCACAGGCATCTACTCTGTCAACTCATCCCTTTGGGGTCTTTAATTAATTGAGGTTATCTTGTGATGCGGATAAACAAATCATTAAACCTAGTCATTCCAGTTGACTATGAGAAGGGTGGACAAATCTTTGTCCACTCGACTCCAATTTCCCGAGAAATTTTTGAGCAATATTTTTTGGTTATCTCCAAAACTTTTGCCAACATCTTCTCTCAGGGGCTTGGCGCAATATCCGGTCCTCGGGTGGCGTACCTAATGCTTAAACAAACAGCCACTGAAATGGGAATTTGGCATGGAGAAACTGGGGTACAAGCTGGCTTAATAAATGAAATCATTCGATTGAGCAATGTATTAATCCCTGACAAAAAAGGCTGGAAGCAACTTCCTTTGCACACTGCGGTGACAAAGGGGTTCATTGATTCCGAGACATTAGCCGAGATTGAGGGCGAACTCGTTTTTTTTACTTGCGTTTCCTTGATGAACAAGAAGAATCAAGTCGAGGGCATCATGGAAACAGTGAGTGGATTGTGGGGTTCGCAAACTACATTGTTAGGCTTTATGGAATTCCTGAATTCCTTATCGACCTCGACAGAGGAAGGGAATACTGGCGAGATGGAGAACACATCGTCAGTTCCTGCCTAGATTACTTGGCGGGTAGAGGCTTTCAAAAGTTTTTTGAGGATGTCGATATAGAGTTCAAATCGAGCGCACATGAATTTCGTCAGCGGCATATTTTGAGGGCATTGAGGAACACACATGGCTACTAAAAGTGTCATTGACATTGAAGTAAATGATGAGAAATTCAAAGAGTTTTCCAAGCTTTTTGAAAAATATCAAAAGTCGTTGACCAAGATGCCGGGTCAGTGGGGGAACATCAACAAAAGTGTTTCCAGCTTGCAAGGCAACTTTGACCGCATCCAGCATTCGCTCGATACGATTGCAAGTCGACTTGACAAAAATTATGTTGCTCTCAAGAACACAAACGATGTCGCTCAAAAAACAGCGAGAAATTTTGATGGCATCAGCAAGTCAGCAAAGAGCGTTGCTTCGAGCGTTGCTGGTACAACCTTCAACCTGTTGAAATGGGGTGCGGCAACAGCCGCATTCGGTCTTCTTGGTGCGGCTGGTGGCTTGTTTGGTATTGGCTCGCTGGCGGGTAGTGCAAGCAATTTGCGCCGCCAAGGTCAGGAACTGGGAGTGACACCGGGGCAACTCAAAGCCGCTCGCCTGAACTTCGGTCGATACGGCGATGTCAATGGTTTACTTCAAGGCATCTCAGGCGCTCAAACCGACTTGAGCAAACAATGGGCATTTGGTGCATCAGGTTTAAATCCAAACCAAAATGCGGCGCAACTGTTGCCGCAAATTCTTCGTAAAGCCGCCGAGGTTTACAAAAGCGGTTCAGCGGCAACAGCTGGTCAAAGGCTTGAAGTTAGCGGTTTAACCCAATTAGGCGTGACCGTTCAACAGGCTCGCCAATACGCATCTTTGACCAAAGAAGAAATTGCCCTTGCTGAAAAACGCTATGCCGAAGATTCAAAAGCCCTCGAACTCAACGACAAGCTTTTGCGTAGATGGCAAGACCTCGATGTCCAGCTTGGTCGAGCAAGGGAAAAAATAGAAAATACATTCTTAACAGGTTTAGAAAAGCTAACTCCAAGCTTGACTAAGCTTTCTGATGCGTTTTCAACTGCTGTTTCCAATTTGTTGAAATCGCCAAAAATCGGCGACTTCTTGGAGGCTGTCGGCAAAAAGCTAGAAAACTTTGCCAACTATTTGACAACTGATGAATTCAAAGATGATGTCAATGATTTTCTTCAGGCTACCAAAGACATTGCCAATGCTTTAGTGGAGTTGGCTGACTTCATCAGAGAAGTTTTGCCCAAAAAAGGCGGCTCTCCCGAAGAATTGCCCAAGGAAGGCGAACCAGCATTCAAGCCTCGAAGCATGAACTTGAATGACATTCGCCAAATGTTGCGTGGTACTGACAAAAAGTTGCAAGGCGTTGACCCCAAGTTGGCACAAGCCATTTGGAGTGCTGGTTTGACCCCAATCAGCGGCTTTCGCACTGAGCAAGAAGAAGCGGATTTGCGTGACCATATCGACCCCAAAACTGGATTGTGGGTGACTAAGGAAGGTCGCCCAGTGGCACAGCCGGGGCAGACAAGTCATCACACCACTGGCACAGCGGTCGACATTGACCCAATACAAGCTGAAAGAATCAGCGATGAATACCTTGACAAATATGGCTTGTATCGCCCTTATGGGAAAAAAGATTACAACCATATTGAGTTGAAAAAGCAATTGGACAAAGAGAAGAAATCCAATGCTGACGAAAAACATAGTATGTTGAACTCATCGAGTTTTGGTGGCGGCACTCCTTCGCCTTGGAATCCCACCTCGATTGCGTTGAACATCAACACAACGAAAATCCCCGGTGTCGACAACAACATCGCCTTGTTGCAAGCTGGTGGATATTACACACAAATGGGGATAGGCTAATGGCTAACAGCATCGGCGAATCAATCTATCAGCTGAGTTATGAAATCAGCCCGATTATTTTGTCGGGTGGATTGGCACAGGCTGTGCCCGGCGGCTTGTTGCCCATCATCGCAATCACCGAAGCGGCAAACTTTGGATTCAGCATTTTGAATGGCGGCAACCCGCTGAACTTGAACAACTTTTTTGGTCACTTTCGACCATTGCCGGGCGCATCGCTGGTCAGCAATGACATTGCCATGTATCCCTTTGCCAATCAAAGCTATGCGGCAAACGCCATCATTGCCAAGCCACTCAACATTTCAATGTTGATGAATTGCCCAGCCAATGCAAACGGTGGCTACATTTCAAAGATGATTACCTTCACCGCCCTCAAAGCGGCGCTGGATGCCCACAATCAAGCTGGTGGCACTTTCGTAGTGGCTACCCCTTCCTATGTGTATTTAAACTGCATTTTGACCAGCCTGACCGATGTGTCACGACCTGACAGTCAACAACCTCAAAACGCTTGGCAATTTGACTTTACGCAACCGCTTATTTCACAAGGAGCGCAAAATACACTTGGCGCTTTGATGAATGCTTTTGAAGGCGGGTTGAAATTATGACAACAAGTTACTGGTCAAATCCAAGTAGTGTTATCAATAACACCAACTCGGTTGCAACCCCGCTTTATGGTGGCTCTCAAAATACCCAAGCGGCGGCATCAACTTATGGGGTCAACAACAACCCAAACGCACCAAGCGCAACAGTTGTTCAGTTCACGCCTTCAAAAGTATCAAATTTCCAATTCCAAGCCACTTTTGATGGGGCTATTTACAATGTCATCGTGACCTACAACATTTATGGTCAAAGGTACTATGTGAACATCTATGACACTTCAAATGTGCGGATTGTCACCTTGCCGCTCATTGGTTCGCCATTGGACTACAACATTTCATTGACAGCTGGATATTTCACGACCCAGTTGGTCTATCGTGTCGCTAATCAACAATTTGAGATTATCTGATGCGTAGATATGAAATCCTCATCACTGACCAAGATGGCAAGCCCAAAGTGGTGGCTGGCACGAATGGCACGACCTTGTTTAATGGGTCGTTTTCAAGTACTGATAAGGCTGGGAACACAATCCCCGGGGCGCTAAACATCGAACTCGATGCACCCATTTCTGTCTACAACTCTCCCCTTGGTGGCGCATCTTTGCGGGTTTATGGCGTGGGTTTGCCTTTGTTGGCTCAAGCTTCAAACTTCAACCCTAGCGTGGATGGCACGAAATATTGCAATATCCAAATTTCATGCGGCATGGCAAAAGGATTGCCCTTGGCAAAGCCTAGTCAATATGGAATTATTCTTCAGTCAAGAATACAGCAAGCTTTTGGCAATTGGCAAGGGACATCTCAAACCCTTGACCTCATCATGATTCAGCCAACAGGAAGCTTTGAAAATCCTTACAACTTTACTTTTTCATGCCCGAACAATGGATTTTTGGGTGATGCAATTACTACAACGCTGAAGAAGGTTTTCCCTACCGCACAGGTGAACATCAGCATCAGCGACCGATTGGTAGCGCCCGAGGCTCTTGAAACGGTGTATTACAGTCTTGACGAATTTGCGGCTTTTTTGAATGAGAAAAGCAAAAGCATTGTGAATGACAAGACAAAAAAATACCCCGGCATTCAAATCACATACATCAACAATGTCATCAATGTTTACGATTGGACTGCTCCCCCAGCTGAAAAGCCAATTCAAATTGCTTTTGAAGATTTGATTGGTCAGCCGACTTGGATTAGCCCATACACAATGACTTTCAAAACGACCATGAGATACGACATCAAAGTCGGTTCACAGGTCATCATGCCCCAAAAATCGGCTCAAAGAGGGCTGATTTTGACGAATGCCGCCGCTCAGTCGCAATACAAGGAAACAGTGGACTTCCAAGGCACATTCAATGTGCAAATGGTGCGTCATGTTGGTAATTTTCGACAAAGCGATGCAAACAGCTGGGTCACTCTTTATCAAGTCTACATTCCACCAGCATGAGCGACATTAATCAAAAAATCCCTTTCCAGCAATCCTTGAACAACTTTGCAACTCGCAAGGTTTCCAAGGCATTGCAAATGCTGGGTCAATCGCTCCCAGCCACTGTCACGGCTGTTTCAGGGTCGATTGTCACTGTGTCTTTTGATGTCACCGCCCCTGATGGCGTGGTGTTGCCTCAAGTGACCATTCCTTTGTTTGGCGGTGAATGGATTCGCTACCCCACCCAAATTGGGGACAAAGGATTTGTCATTCCAGCCGATGTCAGCTTGCGTCATGTGAGCGGCTTGGGAACTGGTGTCCCTGATTTGACCGACACTGGCAACTTGACCGCCCTTGTTTTCATGCCAATTGGCAATACGGCTTGGGTAAGTGTAAACCCTAACTATTTGGTGATGTATGGCAAAACAGGAGTCGAAATCACCACCAAGAATTTTGACTGCAAATTGACCCTGACATCTTCGGGCATTACCATTGATTTAAATGGTGGAAATCTGACTATTAACAATGGAAGTGTTTCCATTAACGGCAATGTTTCTACCACTGGAACAATCACAAACAATGGCAAAAACATTGGTAGCACTCATGAACACAGTGGGGTTACAACAGGAAGTAGCAACACAGGAACACCAGTATGAGAACTTATGGCAGAGTAAAAGACTCAGAGGGTCTATATACAAAATGGGTGGAAATCGACTCGGATGCAAACGGCAATTTCGAGCAAGGATATGCCACTACCTTGATTCAGGTTCTTAAACTTTCGCTTGGTGAATCGCCCTTTTATGCCAATTTTGGCATTCCAGCACAGCGAGCGGTCATCCAGCAAGTTTTCCCTGACTATTATGTCGTGATGACTCAACAACAATTTGCGCCATTCTTTGCTAGTCTCACGATTACCAAAGACCAAACTTCAACAACCCCAATTTACAATGTGGACATTGTGACCACTTATGGGACAAAAATAACTTCACAGGTGGCAGTATGACAACTGATTACACACAAGACATGACAACGACAGTGCCGATTGTCATGACACCGACAGGGTTGCAACCAACCCCGCCAACAACGCTTTTGAACAATCTTTTGACTTTGGTTGCCGCCACCAACCCCGGCTATACCGCCAACTTGCCCGGCTCGCTAATCGAGGACATCTCCAGCACCGATGTTGGTGCTTTGGCTTTGATTGACTCGGCTTTGGTTGAACTTGTGAACAGCATCACGCCCTATGGCGCAAACGAATTTTTGCTCAATCAATTGGGACAAATTTATGGGGTTCAACAAGGCGTGGGGTCAAACACTTCGGTGTATGTGACCTTCACGGGAAGCCCCGGGTTCGTCATCAATGCTGGTTTCATTGTGTCCGATGGCTCTCAACAATACATTGTTCAAGATGGTGGCGTGATTCAATCCGCTGGCACAAGTGCGGCTTTGTATTGTCTTGCAATCAACCAAGGCTCTTGGGCTGTTCCTATTGGCACAGTGACGCAAATTGTGTCTTCAGTGCCTTCGGGCGTGACGCTGACTTGTACGAACTTGACCGCTGGGTTGCCCGGGGCGACCGCTCAATCCCTCGAGTCCTATCAATCCCAAGTCATCCAAGCTGGCTTGTCAACCGCTCAAGGAATGCCAACATTTTTAAAAACACAGTTATTAAAAGTCAGCGGTGTTCAACCTAATTTAGTCTCGGTTAAAAATGTAACCTCAAGCACTTGGGAAATTATTTGTGGCGGCGGCGACCCATACGCTGTGGCAAATGCAATTTTCCAAGCAATCCCTGATGTGTCGATTTTGGTGGGTTCAACTTTGCAAGTTTCGGGGATTACGAATGCAAACCCCGGTGTCGTGACCACCAGCCTAAATCACGGTTACACCACTGGTCAAACAGTAGTCATTGCTGGCGTGACACCTTCCACTTTCAATGGAACTTACACAGCCACTGTTTTATCTGAAAACACTTTTAGCATTGGAACAAATACCACTTCGTTTGGAACTTACATAAGCGGCGGCGTGGTAACTCCCAATTTGCGAAATGTCACGGTATCTATCAATGACTTCCCTGACACCTACAATATTATTTTTGTAAACCCACCTGTTCAAACTGTTGGGGTCACAATCACTTGGAACACAATTTCCACTAATTTAGTATCTCCATCAGCTGTAGCGGCTTTGGCTCAACCCGCAATTGTGTCTTACATTAACAGCATCACAGTGGGACAACCCATCAATGTGTTTGAATTACAAGACACATTCCAAGAGGCAATTGCTGGAATTTTGCCCATTCAATTAATCTCAAAAATTAATTGTTCAGTGTCAATTAATGGAATTGTGACAGCGCCAACCTCAGGAACTTTCTTGATTTATGGCGACCCTGAAAGCTATTTTTCAACATCGACTTCTTTGGTCAGTGTTGTACAAGGCTAATCATGCAAGAACTAATCATTCCAAGCTATCTTTACCAACAATATTCCGATGATTCGGATTTGAAAGCTTTTGTTGATTCTTACAATTTGCTTGCACAGTATTATTTGAACACATTCAATCAACTGGATTTGCCAATTTACACAAATCCAATGATTAGTGGTCAATTGCTGGATTGGGTTGCTCAAGGAATTTATGGTTTTTCTCGCCCTTCTTTGTCTGCACCAGTTGCGTTTTCAGGGCTTGGGGTTTACAACACAGAGCCTTATGACACCATTCCTTATTCGTATGATGTAAAAAGTGGGGCAACATCTTATTACACGGTCACTGATGACTATTACAAAAGAATGTTGACTTGGAATTTTTACAAAGGCGATGGTTTCCAATACACAACCACTTGGCTAAAAAATAGAATTGCTCGTTTCCTTTTTGGTTTGAATGGCGCTCCACTTCAAATTGACCAAACTTATAACTTGGGAACACCAGCTGTTCTAAGTGGTTGCACTATTTCAGGAACAACATTGACTGTCGGTTCGGTGGTGTCAGGAACAATTCTTCCTTATATGATTTTAAATGGGGCAAGTGTGACCGAACCAACTTTTATTGTTTCGGGTTCAGGTACAACTTGGACACTCAGCCAAAGCCTCACAATCTCAACTCCTGAGTCAATGCAAGCACTAAATGCGGTCAGTGTTTCATACTCTGCACCAAACACAGTAAACATCAAAATTCCTAATCTTCCCATCGCTCCAATTCTTCAAGCGGGTATACAAGAAGGTGTTTTGTATTTACCATTCCAGTACAATTACAGCGTCACTTACTAGGGGGTTTGAATGTCAAGCTTGATTCAGTTATTTGCTAACAATGCGAAGACCACCCTAGCGGCTGGAATTACTAGCACTCAGACTACCATTACGGTTGCTTCAGGCACTGGGTCGCTTTTTCCTTCTCCTGTTTCGGGTGTTTCTGCTTTCACTTTGACCTTGGTAAGTGCAACATCTTCAAGCACTTACGAAATTTGCCTTTGTACCGCTCGTTCAGGCGATACTTTGACTGTGGTTCGGGGTCAAGAAGGAACATCAGGTCAGCCTTTCTTGTTGAATGACATTGTTGGTCAATATGACACCGCTGGTGTTATGACTAACCTTGTTCAATCTCAACAACTGCAAAATCAATCATATTTGTTCTCTGTTGCTACTGGAACAGCCAACGCATTGACAGCAACAATTCCATCATTGTTGACTTCCCTTCCTGATGGAATGTCAATTGTTGTCAAGTCTAGTTATGCAAACACAGGTGCGGCAACATTGAATTTGACTTTGGGGTCAACTTCAACAGGCGCAAAAGCAATTGTTACTGGAAACAACAATGCTTTGGCAAGTGGCACAATCCCCGGCGCTGGCTACCCAATCACCCTTTCTTACAGTTCAACTTTTGATGCTTGGGTGATTACTGATGGCAATGTGGACTTGTCTACTTATGCCCCAATCAACAGCCCAACATTTACTGGTACGCCATCCGCTCCTACGCCAACCATCAATGACAACACCACAAAGTTGGCAACCACTGCGTATGTGCAAAATAATTTAGCAAACTATGCGCCAATTTATAGTCCATCGCTTACAGGTACACCAACTGCACCAACTCCATCGGCGGGTACAAGTAACACCCAAATAGCAACTACTGCTTTTGTCAATCAAGCTTCATCGCTTTCAACAAATGGGTATCAGAAACTCCCAAGTGGATTGATTATTCAGTGGGGAACTTTTACAACTTCTAGCGGCGGTTACACAAATTTGACTTTCCCTATCGCATTTCCAAATGCTTTGTTGTCAATTACTGCTAATGATGTTCTTTCTTCAACTCAAATTTATCCAGTGAACATTAACATGGGTGGTAAAACAACATCTTATGTCCCTGTTGCGGCGGTTTCGACAATGGGTTCTTACAATTCAAATGACATTGTTTGGATTGCAGTTGGATATTAATTTTCAAAAGGAAAAATCATGAACTATGGAAGTCCAATCACAGGAACATTGACAGGTGCAACAGCTGTTGTTTCTTTGCCAAATGGCGCTATTCAATATCCTGCAACGCTTATTTTGAATTCATCTAATGGAAGTCGAGCAATTCAACTTTCATTTGATAATGGCACAACCTATTATTCTGCTGTAACTCCTACATTGAGTGAAACAGGTCAATTGGTCTATGCTTTGACTTACCCTGCAACCACTGTCAAATTTACTGGTGCGGCTAACGACACTTACACAATTTTGTAAAAACAAGTTTCGCTTGAGGACTGTATGACCACTTTATTATTTGCAAATCAAGCGCAAACTGCTCTTGCCCTTCCGATTGCAAGCACCGACACAACCATCACTGTTGCGGCGGGAACTGGTTCATACTTTCCAGCACCTTCTACAAACCAAGCAATTAAGTTAACCATTGTCAGCACACAAACTCAACTTATCAATGAAGTTGTTCTTTGCACAAATATCAGTGGTGATGTTTTAACTGTTCAGCGTGGTCAAGAAGGAACAGTTGCAAGGGCTTGGGGAATTGGAAGCTATGTTGTCAACTTGATGACCGCTGGAACTGGTAGTGCGTTTGCTCAAATTTATGGGCTTGAAAATGGGCTTTACTCAGCGTCATTTTCAAATATGCTTACCCAAACAGGGCAAGTTGTTTCAGCGCCAACTCAAGCAATTGATTTGGTCAACAAAGCTTATGCGGATTCAATTTCCCAAGGAACTTCAAAAGCTGAATGCCAATGTGCAACAACTGCTCCAATTACTCTTTCAGGATTGCAAGTCATTGATGGATATACCACTTTGGCTGGTGATAGGGTTGTTGTAAAAAATCAATCCAATCAAGCTGACAACGGTATTTATGTTGCAAGCACTACAGCTTGGGCTAGGGCAAATGATATGTCGGCGTGGTCGCAAGTGCCCGGCGCTTCGACATTTGTTCAAAACGGCACTCTTTACACCAACACTGGCTGGAATGTGATTGCGCCCGAGTCAGGAACAATTGGAGTCACTCCTATTGTTTGGACTCAGTTCTCAGGCATGGGTACTTATACCGCTGGTGTAGGCTTGACCTTAACTGGAACACAGTTCAGCATCACCAATACAGGTGTGACCGCTGGCTCTTATGGTGTTGCGGCATCAGTGCCAACATTGATTTTGAATGCACAAGGTCAAGTGACTAGCGCATCCAATACACCAATCAGCATTTCTCCAAGTCAAATCAACGCACCAATTCCAAACTCAAGTTTGCAAAACTCATCAGTGACCATTGGCTCGACCAATTTGGCACTTGGTGGAACTTTGACAACTTTTGCTGGCGTGAATATCAGTGGCTCTGCGAATACGCTGACAAACATTCCAAATAGTGCATTGAACAACAGTTCAGTGACTTACAACGGCGTGAATGTTGCATTGGGTGGAAGCGGAACAATTACAGCCGCCACAATCCATCCTTTGACTTTTGGAACTGGATTGAATAGCGGAAGTTTTGACGGTTCAACCGCCCAAACAGTTTCCATTGCAAACACTGCTGTGACCGCTGGGTCTTATGGTTCGGCTGGTTCGGTCGGCACTTTTACAGTTAATGCTCAAGGTCAACTGACTGCCGCATCAACTGTTTCAATCGCAATCAGCAATACTCAAGTTTCAGGCTTGGGAACAATGTCCACCCAAAATGCAAATGCTGTTGCAATCACAGGCGGGACAATTTCGGGAGTTTCTTTAACTCTTGACAGTTTGGACAATACGCCAATTGGAGCAACGACTCCTAGCACTGGCAAATTTACGACATTGAGCGCATCAGGTGCGGTTACTCTTGGAAATTACACAGGTTATGTGTATGCCAATGGAAGTAGTCAAATCAGTGTTCAAACCACCATTCCAAATTCGGGTTTGACTTATTCGTCAATCACCATTAATGGGAATGCGGTTTCTTTAGGCGGCTCAACAACTGTTACCGCTGACACACCTAATGCTTTGACATTCAACAACAGCGGGTCAGGTGCGACATCAGGTTCGACTTTCAATGGCAGTTCACCTGTAACTATTTCCTACAACTCTGTTGGTGCATCTCCTTTGGCTGGTTCAACCAGTTTGACAACAACTGGCACAGTTACAACAGGAACATGGTCAGGTTTGTTTGGTGCTGTGAGCGGCGCTAATTTGACAAACCTGACCGCTGGTAATTTGGTGGGGACTATTCCAAGCACTGTTCTTGGAAACTCAACTTTGTACATTGGAACAACTGGAGTTGCTTTAAATCGTGCATCGGCAAATTTGGCATTGGGTGGGATTTTGTCGATTACGATGCCCGGCTCGAGTTCGGGGTCAGTTGAAATTATTCCCGCCGCCACCGCTGGCACTGGAACAGTTTTAACTTTACCCGCCACCACTGGCACAGTCATCACATCAGGCGACACAGGAACTGTCACCAACACAATGCTGGCTGGCTCTATTGCCAACAGCAAATTGTCAAATAGTTCGGTTACTTATAACGGCGTAAATGTGGCGCTGGGTGGCTCGGGAACAATCACCGCCACTACAACTAGCACTTTGACTTTTGGGGCACATCTCACAGGTACTTCTTTCAATGGTTCGACACCTGTAACGATTGCAACCGATGCAACAAATGCAAACACTGCATCGACCATTGTTGCCCGAGATGCTTCAGGCAATTTCAGTGCTGGAACAATCACAGCCAATTTGACAGGTACTGCCACCCAAGTTTCCAATGCTTTGACTATTGGAACAGGGTTGACAGGAACATCCTACAACGGCGGTTCGGCGGTCACTATTGCACTCAGTAATGTGGGAACAACTGGTACTTACGGCTCACCCTATCAAGTTCCTGTCATCACTACCAATGCACAAGGTCAAGTTACTGGTGTAACAAATACAACCATTAATGCGGTCACTCTGACCACTGGTTCTATTTCTTCAGCCCCTGTCAATACGACCGACATTGCAAACAAGTTGTATGTTGACACAGTGGCTCAAGGTCTTGCTCCAAAAGCACCAGTTTTAGTCGCAACAACTGCAAATATTACTTTGTCAGGCGAACAAACTATTGATGGTGTGACAACATCGTCAAGTCGAGTTTTGGTAAAAAATCAATCGTTGTCTCAAAACAACGGTATTTATGTTTCTTCTTCGGGAGCATGGACTCGTTCATCGGATGCAAATACATGGAATGAATTGGTTTCTGCTTTTGTGTTTGTTGAGGAAGGTACAACACAAGCTGACACTGGGTGGACTTGTACGGTTGACCCGGGCGGCACTCTTGGCACTACCCCTATCACTTGGGTTCAATTCAGTGGTGCTGGTACTTATTTGGCTGGTACAGGTCTGACGCTAACAGGCAACACTTTCAGTATTTCTAACACCACTGTAAGTGCTGGCTCTTATGGCTCTGCCACTCAAGTTGGAACTTTTACTGTCAACGCTCAAGGTCAATTAACAGCGGCTAGTAATACGACAGTGACTCCAGCCGTGACTTCAATCACAGGGTTGGGAACTGGTGTTGCGACTGCGCTTGCGGTCAACACTGGCAGTGCTGGCGCTTTTGTGGTCAATGGCGGCGCATTGGGTACACCTTCTTCGGGTACTTTGACCAATGTTACTGGTTTGCCTTTGACCACTGGTGTGACAGGCGTTTTGCCTGTTGCCAATG